GCTGTACTACCGATTTTAGACCAATCAGCATGTTCTAATGCAGTATATACTCCCTGTTGAATTGTTTGTGCGGTATTTGTTATTGTAGATTTTACACCATCCATACCGCTTTTAACTTTAGTAATTGCGGTACTACCAATATTATTCCAATCTCCTGAACCAAGTGCTGTTTGTACATCTGTATTAAGCTGTTCGGCAGAAGAAGTAACTTTTGGTGTTTCGTCATCTGCACCAGATTGAAAACCGCCTATAACAGCAGAACCAACATCTTTAACTTTTTCTGCTATACCGCCAGCAATACCAAATACTTTTTCAAGTCCGCCTTTAACTGGGTCTGCAACATGTTCTTGTAACCATTCTACAGGAGAACTAAGTTTCTCTGTAATTCCGTCCCAAATTCCTTGAATAATACTTGTACCAGTTTCTTTGATATTTTCAGCAGAATTTTCTTTTATGCCGAAAGCACTAAATATTCCATCTTTAATGGGTGTAAATATATGCTCATTAATCCAAGCGCCGATATTAAGTATTGCATTAATTATACCTTGTAAAATACCTTCAAGTATCCACCCACCAATCGGTTCCATCTTCTTTGACGGTGAGCCCATATCAAAGACTGACATGATAGCGTCATATATTGGTTTAAATATATGTGTTTCTATCCAAGTTCCGATACTAAGTAAAGCATTAATTATGCCTTTGAATATACCACCGATTATCATTCTACCAAGAAGATAAAATTTCATTAATTTTAATTGTAATTTTGCGGCGGCAATTAATGTAATTGTATTCCAAATATTTTCTAAAAATTTCTTGACTTCTGGAGAATTTTTTATGTAATCCCAAATCTGGCCTACAATATTCTCCCAACCTATCGTATTAACTGTTTTTAAAAAATAATCGAGTAAGTCATTAAGCAGTCCAAGTAATGTGTCTGCATTTTCTTTCCAATCAAATTTTTCAAAAAATCCGTCAATAAAATCTATAATATTTTGTGCGATTTCTTCAAATTTAATGGTTTCAGCAAAACTTTTCAGCGCATCAAAGAGCCCTTGTAAGAATTTGCCAAGAGATTTACCATTTTCTTTAGAATCAGTTTTTGCAAAAAACAGTCTTATTGTATTGGCAATATTTTTACCAATTTCTTCCCAATGTCCTTCCATCTCATCCGCAAAACTACCAAGAGCATTAAAAATGCCATTAATAAATTCTGCGGCTGTTGTTGCAAGCAACACATACGGGAAAGTTCTTATACCTTCAATAACGCCATCTGCAAATGCTGTACCAATCTCGCCCCATTTTAATGTATGTACAAATCCATATGCACGAGCGAGTAATGCGCTTATTGCGCCATTGAGAGTTCTAAATACAGCTTCCCATAAATCAGGTTTTGCAATAGATTCATTTAATGTTTGTGCAATACCTACACCAACTTTACCAAATACTTTATATATTGTTTCCCACTCAATAGTATTTAGTGCATTAAGTATTGTAAGGTATATATCTTTACCAAGATTTTTAAATCCGTCAAGCTCCATGAACTTAGTAAGAAAAGCATCTAACGTGGTAAATATGATATTTATTACATTTCCTATTGCTTTACCAAGCTCTGCAAAAGTCTCATTAACACTTAAAAATCCGGCTAAGAAAGATGCTATAATTTTGGCAATTCTTGTTGTAACAGCTTCAATTTGTGGTACAGCTTCATTAAAAGCTCTTAATAAATCTCCAAGTTTTTTACCGAACAGTACACCTAAATCATAAGCATCAGCTTTTTCCCAAATTTCTTTTAACATCTCTGCTAATTTGTTATAAAATTCGGGAATAGCTAAAGTTTCTGATGTAACACCGCCACCGCCGATGCTACCACCACCGCCACCGCCGGAACCACCAGAGCCTCCAGAACCGCTATCAGAACTACTATCAGTAGGCTCTTTTAAGATTTCAACATCATCAAAACCTGCAAGAGTTCTTTGTAATTCTTTCGCCTCTTTATTTTGTTTCTTAGTTGCTTTTGCCGCTTTATCTGCGTTACTTGCAGTTTTACCTACAGAATCAGCATAGCTCTGTTGAACAGGTAATACTTTTGTATATGTTGATTGACCTGACAGTGCGGCAATTAACATGCCAATTTTAGTTACGGCTTCTGCAACAAGATTTATAAAATGCGTAAGTATAGGTGCAACAGCTTGAATAATAGGAGCAAATGCGGCGGCAAAACTACTCTTTAAATTATTCAAAGCGTTTATCATGCTGGACATAGCCGCATTAAATGGTTCAGATACTTGTGCTAAATCACCAAAGCCTTCAAATAATGCTGTACGTAACTTACGAATAAGAAAATATAAAGAACGAGCGCCAAGTCCATATTGAATAAACGCTCTGCCTATTTGTTTTAATGAAGGAGCAGAGCTATTTGCTTGTTTACCTATACTTGATATAGCGTCTCCAAGTTTTTTAATAGGGCTTAAAAATGCGTTACTTGCTAATTTAGCAATTTCTTTTACAAGAGACTTTACTGCTGATGTTGCGACATTAACAGTTTTTGTAAAACCAGTTTTAATTATATTTGAGATTTCATCAAAAGCCTCTTTATAATTATCAATAATCTTTTTTAATGACCATTTAAGAGCTGAGTATGCTATTTGAGCGGCGGGTGGTAATGTAGTCACCATTTGGTCTGCAAACTCTTCAATAGCTTTTGGGCCTTGATTTATAGTATTAACTAATACTTTCCACCCTGTAATATGTGGTTGAGGTGAGCCGGTCTGATAAAACTGTCGCATAGATAAAGTCGCCTTATTCGTATATCTCTCTAAGGCTTGCATTATATCAGCGTATTCTTTTGTACTCTCACCAGTTTTACTTTGTGACTCTAATGCCGCAAGCACCTTACGAAAAGAGTTCATTCTATTATATGCAGATTCAGCACTATTCGCCGTAGATGCTAATGCTTCATTTAAATAATTAATAGCTTCTTTAGAATTATTTGCTTCTGCTTGGCTTTGTCTAAATGCTCGTTGCATTTTTTCTGCTGGAGTTTGTGCCGCATTTTCAAGCCGTAACAGCTCCGAGTTCATTAACTCTAAATCTCTATTTAATTTATCTACAGTATCTTTCCATTTTTTAACAGCCGCATCATTGCCAGCAGTAGTAAATTGTTTTACATTAATTTCTGCTTGTCGTAATTGATTTGTAGTGCTTTCTATTTTAGTTTCAATTTGTGCATATGAATTGGCTAAGTCCATTATTTGTTGCTTCCAACTTTCATACGCATCTGACCTATAGTTTGTATTAACAGAAGCAAGTTTTTGTTCTATCTCTTCAATTTTTGCCCTAACTTCATTACTTTGATTTATAAACTTTACATAATCTGCTTGCGCCTGTTTAAAATTAGCACTGGCTTCATCATAACCTTCTGGCATAATTTTCATATTTTCAAGTTCTATGCCACGTTCGATTAATTTATCCATCTGCATATAAATATCTCGCAAACCGTTTGCAAATCTATCAAAAGCAACAGTCGTATGCTTACCTTCAGTTTGCTTAAATATTTCTTCAATTTCAGACTGGATTTGTTTTACGCCATTTGATATATCTTCATATGTTAATCCGACGTCTATATTCACATCAGCCGCCATTTACATCACCTCTACTATTCCAAAGCTCGTTGAATAATTTATCTGCTTCCTCATCATCTATAGTACGTGCGTTCCAAACAAAATATTCTGGATTTTCGTTTTTAAACTCACGCTCATATTTTTCTAATTTTTTACCACGAGAAAGTTTATCTCTTATAGATAATACTGTTGAAAGCAGTGATTCTCCAACAGCAGAATAATATCCCATAAATGTCCACCAATGTATATAAGGCTCAGCACGAACTTCTGTATTCGCCACCTTATTAATTGCTGAACATATCATTTGTGAATCTTTATCCCAATCTATAAGCCTATGTCTCATACGTTTACCTACAGATTGGTCTTTACCACAATTAAAGAAATTATACATCTCAGTAATTGCTGTCTCTAAATCAGGAAATTTATTTATGTCGGCGATAGAATTTATATCTTCATAAAAAATAAGGAGACTACAGAATACTCTCTCTTTGGGATTGAGTTCAGCATCCTGTAATGCTTTAAAGCAATCCAAGACCATTCTGTAGTCTCCATTATTTCTTATGGGAAATTCCTCGCCTTCGATAAAAATCTTAGTAGGAATTTCATACATAATTATTTACCTGTATATTTACTTGTATGAGCTTTCATTCTATCAGACATTTTACCAAACTCTTTTTGAATGTCATCAGCATATAATCCAAACAGAGCATCTAATATACGCTCAAACTGAAATTCACCATTGTGCATATTATAAAGAGCGCCGGTTGGTACACAAATGTCTGCTATCTTTGCATCAAAAATGAAGTCAATAATTTCCCTCATTTCTTTATCAATAGCTTTTAGAGCATCGGTAAGTTTTCCTATTGATTCCGGCGTAGAATCTTCGGCACTATCATCAATGTCAAAACCTTTCATGCCAAGCTCATTAAGTCTCGGATATACCTTTTGGAGCCGTTCAAGAATTGTTAAATCAGCAGTATCCAGTTCAATAATTCTATTATCATCACCATCAATTCTGATTTTCTTTTTCTCTACAGCTAAATTAATGTCAATTACATCATTTGTTTTCTTTCCCATATTTTCTCCTTTGAATCAAATTTAATTAGTCGGGAGTGAATGTAAAATCATCACTCAGCTTATCAACTGTACCAGTAGTAATGTTATTACTGTAGTATACAGAGATAGGGAAGTTGACATTAGCATCACCACCAATGCTGTTATAAGCGATTGTGCAACCAGTCTGTTTCTCAGCGGCATAGCCTTTAGTAGCATCACCAATAAACGCTGTGATAATATAAATAGTAAACTGGTCAAGCTCACTGATAGCATTTCTGCGTCTAATATCATTCAGCTTAGCCGCAAGCTGAGAGCCGCCAATGACAAGGAACGGGTCGAAGTCCTGTTGAGGTTGAGTTCTATTAATATCGGTATAGTTAATACCAAGAATATCAGTAGTAGTTTCAATATCTGCATTATAGTCGATAGAAGAATCCTCAGTTCTACGACCAAGAATCTCTCGTACTTGTGTACTACCTTCTGTCCACTCAGCAACAGTAATGAGCAGTTTACGTTCAGCTCTTTGGTATGCAGGAAGATTTATAGGAGCAACAGCCATTTGAATTACCTCCAAAGTTTTTTACTTGTATCAATGTACTTTATTTGAATAGAAGTGGAATATACAGCAAGCGGTGGAGTTATTTGTTCATCTATTCCTTCAAATTTTGGTTGTTCTGTAGTAGTTTCAATAGAATCTATAATACAATCTTCACCAAAATCAGGAAAGTTTCTTGCTTCATTTTGTTCTGTTATCCACTCTATAAGTTTTTGAATATCTGATAAATCGGACAGATTTTCATTTTCATATCCTGACATTTTTACAACAGCAATATCTGCCGCAGATTTAAATGTCAGTATAGTAAAAGTATAGAGTTTTTCAACACTACCGTCAATAAAATTTCGATTGGTATACGTATCATTGGATTCTGTAAAAAATTGATTAGTGTCATTTTTCGCATTTATGAAATTAAAGTATAATGGGCTATTAAGAATAGTTGGGCATGTAATAATATAATCTATTACAGCTTGGTTTTTATCTACTCTCACGTTGCACCTCTTTCTTCATAAGTGGCTCTGCATAATCAATTAATTCATCAAATCCAGAACTTCCTGGTTCAATAAACATTGTCCAGTAAGATGTAGTACCAGGCGTGTGTCTTTTCCAATTAAAATCATCTGCGTCATGCTGATAACGAGCATAATAAAGCGTTTTACCAACACTTGGATTACCCCAAACTAATTGAGTTATTCTGGATGTTTGTTTTACATAAGCACTTCTACGTAAATCACCGCTTTTCATTGGAACATAAGGCTCTACAATTTTAATAGCTTTTTCACCAAGTAATCGCATAACATCTGGATTTTTAGTGAGCGCAATTATAGGTCCTTCTACACGTTCTTTTACAGCTCGTCTAATATCACTTGCATAAAGTCTAAGTGTAACTTCTGCCATAATTATTTACCACTTGCGAAATAATGTTCATTTCCTCTGTGACCAGTATTATTAGACCACTGTTGTATCTCCATACAACCTTGTAATCCTTTATACTTTTTTAGTAAATCAGAAGAACGATGGCCTGTTTGATACTCATTTATATCATCTGTTACTTCGCCTTTTACAATAATGTCTTGTTCACCTAAAGTAAAATAATTACTCATTTCATCATTAGGCACAGCAATCCAATCTTGTTTTTCTAAGAATTTATCATTCTTTGGTATTCTACAGATAATATTATTTGTATCTAATACAACATTACCTATCACAACTTTATTGCCAGTAGCTTGCCAAAAATTATTGTGAAGGACAGTTCTATACCATGTAACGACTTGTGTTTGTGGGTCTTCAAATTTATTAAAAATTGTAATTGTAGTGTCCCACCAAGGTCCGAAACTATTCACCTGGATACAGCCCCCTAAACAACACTTTTCGACCTAACGAGTCTTTAACATCTTGTAAATACATTTTTATGGTATTATCAAGTTGTGATTTTAACACTCGCATTGCCATATTACCAGTTATTACGTTATATGTTGACGATACACCATCATTAGATTGATGTGCCATTAAGCCAGCTTTAATGTTACCATCTTCGTCTACAGCGTCAACCATAAGCACTTTCTGTTGTTTATCTAATAATTCTATTAGTTTATACATACAGCGTTTTACTGCTTCTGGATATGATTGCTCATTTTTAAGTCGACCAAATGTCCACCAATCTATTTGAGCCCGTGCTTCAAACTCTAACTGTTCAAAAGCGGTGGCGTCTAACGCATTAATATCACCGCCGAAATTTTCATATTCTTCATAAGTGAGATACATTAAACGTCACCGCCTTTACTAAAATCAGCCCTTGGAAAGAATACGTGCAATCGGAATAGCTTTCAGATTGATGTACTTTTTGTTAGTACCGCCGGTATTAACAAGCTCCCAGTTACTGCCAGTAGCAAGTTCTGCATCTGTAGGAGACAGAGTAGCAATGCTGTTGATACCAATGAAGGAAATACCGTAAGGGGACCAGCACTTTCTCTGTCTGCTATACAGAGTGTCTTGACCACCATTGGTCTTAGGGTCACGACTCATTTCAGCAGGAACTTTTGCACCGCAGTTAGTGTACTCAATAGCACCATCGCCGAACAGATATGTGACATAAATGGGGTCACCATTACCAGTCTTTTCATAATATGTTGCAATAGCAGAATCAACAGGATTCGTTACAACAGTGTAAACGTAGTTACCAGAAGTACCAGTACGAGTGTAATACGTCTTACCTGCTGTAACAGCAGTATCAGAAGTAGCACTGAAAGTAGCTGTAGACTGGTCTTCCATAACAGGCATAGAATCGTCAACGATAACGAGCTTACCATTGAGAGTAGCCATGCCAGTCTCTCTCTGCATACCATTCTCATCATTGTACAGCATGTAGGTGAGAATACGAAGGTTCTCAAGGTTGGTAGCTACTGCGGAGTGCATAATAGCAAGAGAGAACTTACTCTTATGGTCGCCACATGCTTTCTGAATAGCAGTATTAACAGTAGTGCCGTCCATGAATCCGGTATCGCCATTGCTATTCTGAACAGCAGTAATATCGTGAGTATGGGTAGCAACGAATTTTGCACCCTCAGTGTCACTCATAGAGAAAACACCAGTCAGAATTGCAATGATTGTAGCTTGGTCGATTTCATCCCAATACTCAGCAACCTGCTGTGCAACATTCTCCATGAAATCGACACCACCAGTGATGTCGTAGGAGAAGTCCTTCTCAGTCCACGCTTGTGCACGGCCTGCAACTACACGGCTGTGCGAGAAAGTCTGCGTGGTTTGAGATGTAATGTCAGTAACACCATCGTAGTTAAGCGGAACAGAACCGCTGATAAGACCTTTCAGAGGAGTAGTAATATAGTTACCACCAACTTGGTCTGCCATTGCACCGGCAAGGTCTTGACGAGAAACGATGGCACGAGACTTTAAAAGCTCGTTCAGTTTCAGATTCGGAACACGGTCAACGTATTTCTGGAATACTTCGCCGTTAAATATTTTACTATCAAATTGGGGATTAGGCATAGTATTTTACCTCTTCTTTAGAAATTAATAATTGCGTCAGGATGTTCGTTTTTCATCTGCATTAACTGTGTTAATGTAGGCTTGGGCGGTGCAGGATTACTTGTCGGCTGAACAAATGTAGGAACTGGAGCCGGTGCAGGTGCAGGAGTTTCAGCTACAAAAGCATCAGGGTCGCTTTGTGCATACATAGCTCTAAAATCATCTGCGCCAATCAGTTTGCCATCTTCAAATTGAAGTTTCTTGGCAATCATCTGATTCTTAAAATCGTTCTTTGCCGCTTTGCTTGTAAACTTCTGACCGTTCACATATTCAGTTACCGCAAACTCATATGCCTGCTGTTTAAGCTGTTTCTGATACTGTTTTGTTTCAGTGTCATACTTTTGACGTAAATCAGCAAGGTCTTGTGACGCTTGTTTCAGAGCTTCAATATCACCGGCGTCTTTAATTGTTTGCTGTAATGTTGCAAGGTCAGTGTCCCGAGTTTGAATTGTTGTATTTAAGGTGGTAATCTGCGTATCACGATTTGAAATATCATCATCATATTTCTGTTTAGATACATAATGACCCTCCGTTAAATCAACGAATTTTGCTGTACCCATTGCGGTTTGAAATTGCTCCCATGTGAGAGTTCCGTTTTCAGCTTTGTCAAATACTTCCTTAATCGTCATTTTCAATTCTCCTCATACATTCTTTTTATATCTGTTATTTGTATATCCGCATTACAGTTTGCGGAGAATGTGCGTTCTTTAAATGTCTTTACGCTGGACGATTCTCATTAATTCATGGGGGAGAATAACTCCCCCACAAACCAAGGAGAAAATATTGAAAACCAGGTACTCCCCGTACCTACTTTCATTATATTACAAGATTTCACATTTGTAAACATTTTTGTTAGTTTTTACTACCAGAATTGTTTTCTTTTTTCATTTTTGTCTCATCTGATTTCTTTATTTTATTATCAGGATTCTGACCATTCATAACACGATTATTTAAATCATATTGATTCATCATAGCCATTTGCTGATTTTGTTGCTGTTCAGAATCTATTTGGGCAAGAGCTTCTCTTGCTTGACGTTCAGTCTCACCGAAGTACCACATTCTGTTCTCAACTTTACTTGTAAGACCATTCTGCATTAACAGAATACGTTTTTCAAGCTCTTCATCTGCATCAACTATAATACTATCATCCCATTCAAAGGATACATCATAGTCACCTTTAGGAGTAATATTATAAAGGTCTGCATATACATTCATAATGTATATAACATCTCTTAATGCTTCTTCTATTGCCGCTTGAATGTCAGCATTGGTTTGATAACTTCTCTGTTTGAGAATCTTTAACTCTGTGGCTGTACGTGCTACATCTGCCGCATCAGATAGTGTACCTCTACTAATACCACAAGTATCTTCAATACGCATAAGTACAGTATTAAGGCCATTAATATAGTTTGTATCACGTAAAGAAGGAGCAAAGGGCTGATAAGTGTCAGATGCCGCACCAAGGTCAATCTTACGATATAAACGCTCCTGTAACATAGTTAATCTCGTAAAATCATTGCCATTGGCATCATCGACCTTTAAAGCATCTCTATCAATGTCTATTGCAAGTGCGCCGCCTTCATATTCCCAAAGCAGTGTGGAGTAAATAAAATCAGCATTTTTTATAAGATTAACAGCACGAGCAAACCCAGAAACACCAAGCGGACTTTTTGTGTCAATAATATTTGCATCCGGCATCCTAAAGTATGCAAACATAGGTTTTGTTACATCTTTAATGATTGTAATTGGCTGAAAGTCCTTCCATTCTGGAACTTCTTGAAGCGATATTTCTTTACCAAGATTACTCAAAGATAAATCTCCACTGTTAGAAGTGGATTTATACGCCTTGTTTATAACTGTAACAACATTATTATCCCATTTATGATATTCAAGTCGATGGAATGTTACAGCTTTGTCTTGCTTTGTCTGAATGAACGCCGCTTCTGTAATTTTACCTGCGGGTGTAAAAGCAAGAGGGTAAAAAGAATCCGCTTGCACAAATTCAAAATCAATCTCTGTAGTAGGTTTAATATCAGATTGAACTGTATAAGAAGCAGTGTCATCATCTGGTAACGCATTAGTAACTATGTACGGTTTTATTACAAGCCCGCCCTTTGCAATGCCATATTCAATTTGTTTACGTAATTGTCTACGTAATTTCTTATACTGCCGCTCTAAATATTCTGCTCTTTGGGTGTCACCAATAGGACGTTCTTCTGTTTTAGTTTTAGGAGGCTCAATAGCGGGGACAGGAAATTTCTCACCATCCATATCAGTAGCATATGTCTTTTCACCAGGATAATCTGGATTAGGTATTTCTACCTCTTCTGTAGGAGTAGATATTTCAGATTCAAATTCAAGTAACGCTAATCGAGCCTTTTCACTTGCAATCATAGTAGCAAGTCCTAAACTGGCTATACGAACAGGATTATTTTCATCTGGTTCATGAAGCCAAGACGCTTTATCTTTATACATATCTGACCACATATGGATAGCATCTTCCATTTGTGGTGAAATTGCATAGTTTAAATTTAACTCTTTCTCAATGTCCTTACTGCTTATCATTCCAAGCATCTCCCTTAATTTTGCTATTATCGTATTCCATATGGACATTATCTCTTCCTCTTCTTACGACGCTTTATTTCTCTATCAGTAGTTTTAAATCCTGCAGACGCGGCTAATCTATTAGCGTCCTTAACAGAGTGAGCCCTAAATGTTCTTGTAACCTCAACACCATTAATAATTCTTGTAAATGTATAAGAGCGAATACCAGAGCCTTTAAACTCACGTTTTGTACTTTGCCCACCGCCTAAACCTTCAGTTCTATTACCAGCTACAGCAGGATGAAATTCTCGTGCAACTGGTAAATGTTTTCCATTGCTTTCGCTTTTAGCCATTATATCGCCACCTTTGTACTAATTAATCGTTTATGCACAATATTACCTTTTAGTTCTTTTGATAAATCTTTTCCATATAATAACACACACTCTGGTTGCAATGTGTCAATTACAAAATTCCAATTACTTTTAAGCGATTGCCATTTAGCCCATCTGCCTTCACCCATTGTAGATATTGCGATTGTACTATGCTTTGGTATACCATCTAAACAATATTGTAAACTATCTGCGTCACTCCATGTTACTGTTGGTATAACAGTAATTCCATTATCTTGCCAAAATCTACCACACCAACGATTTCGATACACATTAAATATTTTTAATGCTCTTGGCATATTAGCATACGGGCTAAAATCTGGCGAAAGTACAAATTTAAATTTGCTTAATATTGGAAGATACCTATCTGGATAATTCCACACACGTTCAAATTGATAGTCATGTAAGAAAAAATGAACTCCGATATTTTCTGGATTTTGCTCTTTCAACGCATAATTAAATCCTTGAATAGGAATATCTGCTAAATCATCTATATGTACTGGTAACATCATTGGTATATCAAACTTACCGTCACTATCATCTTTATAATTACCGTACACCATATTAAGTACATTTTGTTCTAATATTCTTGTTTGACGTTTGCCATTATCGTACTGCATATTTTCTCCTTAATGTCCACGTCTATTAGCATACTTCTGCATACCGTATCGTACAGCGTCAATACTATGGTTGTTCTCATCAGGATAAGCACTTATAAAATTACCCTCTCTATCCTGTTCGTATTCATAGTTGACAAATTCTCTATATGTAAAAGGACATTGTCTTTTGTCTATATAAATATGATTCAGACCTTGAAGCCATTTTATGCCGTATCGAACACTGTCTGGTCCTTTATCTGCCGCACGTATAAATGCTCCATATGCTTTAAAGTCAGCTACAGACTTTTCTTCCGCACTATCAGCAGTAACAAGTTCATCAAAGGTTAGTAATTTCTTTTCCTTATATAATATATCAAAAACAACCTTGTTTCGTGTTTTCATAGTATTGTATTCAGCAAAAATATATAAGTCTAATTTTCGCCTGTCAAAGTGCATCTTAACGAATCTGAACGGGTCAATAGAAAAGCCCCAGTCAATACCGTTATAAATTTGGTCAAACGTCTTGTACATTGGTATACGTTCAGTAACATTACCGTAAATATCATGACGTTCTACCAACTGTTGCATATCTAAATCTTCAACATTTTCAAATACATCTCCACCAGTACCAGTAGCTATGCCCATATACTCATGTTCATATGCTCGTGGATTTATTTTCTTTAGCTGTTCAGCTTCTTCTATAAACTGTTCTCCAAGCCATTCTGGTGGCACATCAAGATATGAATTTCGTATAACCAAAGTGTCGTGTTGTCTATATATTTCGCACTCTTCTGTATACTCATTAGCCCAATTATTTTTACTGATAGGCGGGTTAAATGTTCTAAAATCCCAAAACTTACTACCGCCACGCATTGTTGACTGAGTAACATTACGAAGCTCTTCCGGCCCAGCGTACTGGTCTAATTCTTCAAACCACGTAACACCTATATAACCGAACGGAGGTTTAATAGACTTAACTTTCATTGGGTCATCAAGACCCATAAAAAAGATTCTTTGACCAGTTGGTAAATATACGATAGGAGTACTATAAGTTTTCGGTATTTTAAATAATCTCTCTACGCCTAATTGATAAATTCCCCAAACTACTTGTGCGAATATACTATTTTGAATGGTATTTGCAACTTTTCTAAAACATACAGCATGTACTAATGGGTTCTGCATAATTGTCATGGGCACAGCAATACCGCCAGCGAAAGATGACTTTGTACTGCCGCGCCCACCGGGAAATACATAATGAGTATGATTATGACTTAAAACATCACGCAACACTGGTTTATACATTGGTATTATACACCTGTCTAAATCAATGTTTATATTAGCCATAAGTTATATACGCATCCTCAAATCCTGCATTTTGAATTTTCATAAGTAGTGCTTCTGCATTTGATTTACTGCTAAAAGCACCAGCTTGTACTTTATAATAACTACCTGCTTGTTTTATTATTGTTTTAACGCCAAGTTCATTTAAATACTTAGCACGCTTATCGGCGTTACTTCTATCTCTAAAAGCTCCAACCTGTACTTTGTATAGTTTCTTAGTTTCTTTAGCTGTTTCAGTAGGTACTTTACCACTAAACTTATTATAGTATTCAACACCATAATTTGTTCTTGCGTCTTGTACACTTGCACCCTGATTAGCAGGACGTTCAAACCTAAACAAGAAAGAATTAGAAGCGTCACGAACTGTGGTGGCAGTATCAAGTTCTTTCATCATGGTAGAGTAATTAGACATTTCTTTCCACAAGAACTCTAACTGCATTTGTAAATCACCAATAGATTTATTTTGACTTCTCGCATACATTAATAATCCCTGTTTACGAGAGTAATATGTCCACTGTGCAAGACCGTAGCCTGCGCCGTCATGGATAAAGTTGTTATAAAGACCTTTATCAACAGCTTGTGTATATGTTGTATCGTTATAGCCGAGTTTCTTCTCAAAAGAGTTTTGAAGATTATCTGGACGAAGATTAGATTCTGCACGAAGATTACCCATAATACCTGCAACTGCAAAATCATTAAGTTCTTTACTCTTTAAAAAGTCCCAGATTTTCTTTTCATTAGAATCATCTTCTGTTTCTTTAGTTTCTGTAGGTTTTTGAGTAGATTGAGAAGAATCACCCGCTTTCTGTAATTTAGCATTTACCTTATTTGCAATGTCTCCCATTTTACTCATGAGATACGGCCCAGGACAAGATGTAGCACTAAACCACCGATGTACTGTCATAAGCATTTCATTGTCTTTAGGCTTATAAGCAAGAGACTTTTCTTTGTCGCCAAGCCAGATAACTTTAGTCTTGCCATTACGCCTACAACAATCGACCATAAGATTGATAAGAGCTTTATATGACTTATCAGAAACTTCCCAATTTGGTGCGCCCTTACTGTTAGCTACCTCAAACGTAATAGCTCTGTTATCATTATCATAGTCACTGGAAGTCCAAGGTGCGTTTTCTTCCTTTACAGATTGAGATATATCGCCGTCATATCCTATACAATATGTAGCACTTGCGCTTCTGGAAGGGCTCATAAAACTATCCGCACATTTCTTTGAAGTACACATTACCCAAGCCATATGATGAATAGTAAAACGAGAGATAGGATATTTGCGGGGTTTATAGCAGTTAGGTGAAAGTTTAGTATAAGTTACTAAAGAACTATTTGACATGTTATTCCTCTTTCATTTCAGGCATACTAATAACAATACTCTTTAAAAGTGATGCAATAGATGCAACGCCAGCAACAGAAATAATATGAAGCCAATTAATTTCTGTAAACGCTTGTCCAACTGTAATCATGCCGAGTGCAGTTTCAGCAAAAGTCCATAAAGCACGTTTGCCTGCACTGATTGCGAATTTTGTAATATACTCATCCATAAAATCATTCTTCATTTTGCTCACCCCAATTCAACGTGACTGTGATTTGATTATCTGCTAAGCCCTGTTTACGTAAGTCTACATCAACAGTTCGTTTTGCAAGTTCTTTCGCCGCATTAGTTCTTTCAGTAAGCGGAGCGTCAAGTCCAAATTGGTCTTTAACTTCTCCTCGCATAACAGAAGTAAAATATTCCATTACTTCATTAGATTCTGCTATTGTCTTTTTTGTTCTCTCTTCCATAAGTTCATTAATTACCTTTCTAACATTAGGATGACGCCTTAACATGTCATTAACATAATTGGTATACCCGTTTCCAGCTCTAATTTTTTCTGACGCGGCTCTACCTATAGTGTCTTGTGTTTCCGTCTCTGCTCTGATATAAGCATGAACAAATTTCCATTCTTTAGGTGTAAGCGGAGTATCTTCTGTAATTTTAGAGCGTCCTCCTCCATACCATTTATGTCCCTTCGGTGGTGCCATCTGCTAAAATCGTCTCCTTTCTCTTCTCATTCCACTTTTCATTGTCAGTAGGTAATTCAATGCCGTTAAGCATGTACCAATAATCCCGCATGAAAAAAACCATCTGTAAAAGAGAATAAGTGCTGAAAAGCTCTACTTTAGTATTTTTCCCAGCCTTTTCATCAAAAACCTGTTTATGTAGTGTATAACGATTTATTTCACGCTTATGTTTATCCGAATACCATTGATTGATATTGTAGCAAAGATGTTCGTCATAAACCACATTGCAAGCTCTTTGAAGTTTTCTTATGATGCGGGATTGGTCTCTTTGTCCGCCCATAGTTATCTCCTTCTACCTCTTCTACCTTTCTTCGCCCTGCGTATCCTTCTTACCGTTACTCGTGCCATTGTAAATCGCTCCTGTCATGTCATTTCCTACATAGTTAGCGTTGCCATCTTCACTTTCCACTGAAACGACTTCATCTTCAACCGGCAGAGACAGATACCATATAAATCCGCCAGCCATTGAGAGTATAATAATCAATTCAATGACGGCGATAACGAACCATCTCTTTGCGGATGCTTTCAGCTCGTGAAGAAGTTCTGTGGCAAGGGTTTGTACTTCATTTTCCATATTTTTGAATCTCCTTTCATGTTTACTAACATTGTAGCACAACTGGTTAAGTGATTGCAAGTGACCGCGACCTACTTAGAAAATTCGTTTATAAAAAATCTGAGAATCCGACCTACTTAGAAATCTTGCTGTGCAGAAATTCAAGAAATGACGTGACGACCTACTACGAAAAAATTGAGGTAGACATGGAGAGAGAACGCTGGGGGCGCCCTCTTGGTTAGTCGTGACTACCCCCCTTTAGCGCATTAAAGTGCTAACACTTCACAGTGCTAAAGCACGCTTCAGCACGTTAAAGTGTTAACGCTTCACAGTGCTAAAGCGTGCTTTAACGAAGTAAAGCGTCACAGTGTTATCACTTTACAGCATTAAAGCGTTAATGCTTCACAGCACTAAAGCGAACGTGTGTGTGTCTGACAATTCGTTGAAATATAATGAAACGTATGAGTATTTAACACTATTATCGTTATATTCACATAATAGCTAATAATGTATGCTATTATCTGTAAATAATAGTAAATACTATTGAATTGTGTATGCTATACATACAATTCAGTTAATACTTTATCACACTGTAGTATTTTCAGACAATTAGCTCAAAAACACTGAATTGTGTCTGATTTCACGAAAATGTCAAAAAACATAGTCTGTTTTTATGCATGTTGCACTATGCTTGTTAAGAACTTGTCAAAGTTGTTATGAACATGCACAAAAACAACTTGAATAAACTTTCAAATTTTGTGTATTATGTCAATAGACATTCTTAGGAGCGCCTGCTATACTCGTATCATAAGATAAAGATAAGAAATGAGTTGAGCGCCAAGCGCCAACCACCACCGCTCACCCGAGCAGAAAGGAGCCATCATGAGAACCAGATTTACATTCAAATTCCTCACCGGAGAGTACAAGACCGAGGCAGACCTGAAGAAGGCCTACCGCAGACTCGCCAAGAAGGTTCACACCGACAACGGTGGGAAGCTCGAGGACATCCAGCAATTGAACGCCGAGTACGACCGCCTCATGGAGCGGTTCGAGGCCGCCCGCAAGGATGCCGCTGAGAAAGCCGCTGCCGAAGAGGCCGCACGCAAGGCTGCCGAAGAGGCCGCACGCAAGGCTGCCGAAGAGGCCGAGAAGAAAGCCGCCGAGGAGGCCGCACGCAGAGCCGCACGCAAGGCCGCCGAGGAGACCACCAAGACTGAGAACGGTATGCCGAAGCGTGTCGCAGATGCCATCAAAGCTCTGCAGGGCGCCGGGTTCGATGCCGGATACCACAGACGCACTTACCTCTGGGTGAACTGGCCGGGCGCCGGTAAGGTCAGAGTAAACTGCCTGAAGAACGGTGAGTTCAAGTTCAGCCACCACGGCCGCGTATTCGCCGGAGTCAAGAACATCGACGACCTGATGGCGACCCTCCGCCAGTAACCCACCAACGACCCGGTCAAGTCGAAAAACTGACCACCACTTTCCAAAACCAAGAACCACATCTACAAAGTAGAAGAAAGGAGTCACCACCATGACCACAGCCCAGATTGGAACCTCAACATTGTACCAAGCAGATGGCTTGACCATCTCCAAGCTGTACAGCATAGCTACCGCGGACAGTGACCTGACGCCCACAGATGACTTTGGTGACTGGGCACCACACCTCTGGGTTGACCAGACATACGGGTTGCTGGTAGACCTGACCAAGCGTACAATCTCTCTGGTACATCCCTCAGTCCTGAGAAGATGGAGATTGGACGGGGTCATCCAGTAATCCACAGCCCCTGGGGAGAACCGTAACCCGTAGCGACGACGGGCAGGGGCACTACCGCAATAGTGCGGGTGCATTGCCACAGAGTGGCAGAAAGGAGTAAATAATGAGACTGAATATCTGGAGAGGTGCGGGAAACGTACAGGGGTACCACGAGAAGTTTGAAATCCCCCTGCCCGAGAACAAAGACCTGGGTGCGTACATTGCCTACAGCATGTGGTGCACCAATCCCCATGAGGATGTGCATGCCGAGATTGTGCAGAACGGCAGTTACTGGAACCCCAACGGCACTACAACAACCGTCATCCATCTGCCCAAGCTCGCAACGACTGAGGGCTGGGAAATGGAAGCACTGGCAGAGCACGAAGCAATGAGGGATGAGCTGTTCATCGGGGCATACCTGAACAGCTAAGAACCAACATCATCTACAAAGCTGGGCTATCTGGCTATACGGGCAGAAAGGACAACCGTGAACACATATTACCTCGTCACTGTATACAGTGAAGGCAAGGCCTGCTACACGAAGGTTGATAGCCTGGAAAAGGCAATCCAGCTTTGCGAAAAGGCAGACTTTGCCCGCATCCAGAGAAAGCTGAGTGGCCATGCCAGGGCTAAGGTCATTTATGAGAAGTACAATGGAGTGGTAACTACCTACTAATGTAGGGGCTGAGCTATCGGCCATACGGGCAATACCTATATACCAGTATATAGCCAGTAATGGCAGAGAGGAGTTTACCATGTTACTGTACTACAGAGTGGAGAGAGACCGTTACCAGAAGTATATCATCTCCCTTTATTACCGCAACTTTATCGGAGCTATGAAGGAGATGCACCGCAGTGTTCACCGCACTCCCAAAGACATTAACGAGGTGATTCAGCACTACAGGCACGCTGGATACCGCATCCAGAGCATGACAACAGCCTGATTTGTGCAAGGTGCACAAAGGGTGCTGTATTTTTCATAGGGGTCCAATTGTATATATTGCACAAAGAATTGAGGGTCAGCCGAGCGCGGCTGGCTCTCTTTTTTTGCAAAAATTTAGTGTCACTAAACAAAAAGTTTAGTCAGGTTGCGCTTTGTTTCCCTTGGAGACGCTCTGGTATGCTATATTTTAGGCTCTAATATCTCCAAATATCACTTCTGATACGTCAAATACCGTTCTGGTATAGCTACTATCATTATAAAGGAGCTTATTTATTCTTAGGTATATTGGTATATCTAAAACATAGATAGTTACTGCCTTTTCTCTATGCCGCGACTTCTTTTTTTCTCCCTCTATATATGCCTATATTGACTGAGTTTGTAGATGTTGGCTTGTTTTTTAGCTAAAAAATAAGGCTTCTATATTTTTCAATATGGAAGCCTTTGTAATATAGTAAATATTTTGTTCCTCTTTTCAATTTCGCCGACTTTTTTGATTATTCGGTAAAGTATTTGGAATCTTGAAGAACCTCTTTTCTCAGCCAGCCTTTAATTGTTCTTGCATCGAATCCGTCATCAAACAAGGTGTATCCTGCAGAGTGACAGATAATGTCTGAGACTACCTTGTTCACTGCTTCAGGCGTCGGCTCAGAATGGTCCACGTAGTGAAGCATAGCTTCATAGGAGTATCCATCTCCCTTTGTATATAAATCGTGGTACTGGCACATATGCATCATATCAAAGCTGTTCCACATCTTCATTTCTTTTCCTCCACTTAAAGCGCCTCACCAACTGTGTCCATGTGCATCTGCTCTAAATCCTTTATCATCTGCTTATCGTGCAAATTAGCGGCCACACTACGCAAAGCATCATACACGCCAAAACAATGAGCCCTATACACATCACGATACTGCTGTACCTGCTCTGAGTCTACACTAACAGGGCAATGGTCACGATAAATGCTAAGTAAATCCATTTAATTTTCTCCTCTCTTTTAGCTTTGTAGATGTTGGCTCACATCATACCGTGAATCATAGCGTTTATCATCGAATTCCAGTTTCTTCTGTCCTCGAAGTAGAAATTCCTTGCTTCAGGATATTCTTCTCGGATTTTTTCAATTTTCATCGACTGCCAAAGCTCGATATAGTCCTCATCAAGGTCATTTCCGATTGTATAGCGGTCGACTTCAACTTCGTCGCCACATTCGTCAACCATCACCAGAATCATATTCGCCATCTCATTCTCCTTTCTTTATTACGACTTCACTCGTCACCTGCTCTGCATTTCTCAACACGGGTTGCAACGTGCTATGCCTGCATTAAGTGACGCCTTAGCGTCACACATCACAGCTCTGGCTGTGGTATACGATTGTCTTGTGTTCCTCAGGGATAGGGAAGACGTAGATATTGAACGTGAACCACACGCCAGTGCAATCACGACCATCATTGTAAGGATTGTACCAGTGCCACCACTCATCTTCTCTGTACTCCTTGATGGCCTCTTCTCTGGTCAGATTCAACTCGGCATCGTACCACTCTTCGGGCAGACTGTCGTAAACAATCTTGCACCAGCGGCTATCGTAGTCACGGTAGTGCCACTGCGGCTCATTCTCGGCATACTCCTGCTCTCTGATGTGGTGCTCCCTGATTCTCTTCTTCAGGTCACGTACAAAGGTGTTGTTCTCAATCGCCTGCTTTGAATCTCCTCTCTCTTTGTGGAAATCAATAATCTCGTGAAGCATGGCATAATCTGTTCTTAACATAGGAAACTCCTTTCTTATCTTGATTGTGTTTACTGTTTTTCTTTTATTATAACACACCATTGTACGCCTTGTCAAGCACTTTTTGAAAATTTTTTCAAAACCAAAAAAGGCGCCAGCAATTTCTCACTGGCGCCTGCACTGCTCTACATATCGGTATTAACCGATAATCTCAGCAATCTTATCCACAATATTATCGTATCCCACAGTTTCAACAGCAGTAAAGGCAACAACGACATTATCCTTACAAGGAGTAACAACTCCAAGGTACTCATTGCCTCTGCACAGTTCATACGACCGATAACCAATCTCCTCGACAGTAATGTCAGGGTAAATCTCGGTAAAATCCTTGAGGGCTTCGATAAGTTCATGCTCCTCTTCACTCATAGGATTCTCAGGAATGTCATCATCCTGCTTAACTTCCTGTTTAGTATCAGTAAACTCTTCCTCTACTTCCTGCTGTACTGTCTCAACAGTTTCCTCCTCATCAAGACCAAAATGCTTAATCATTCGGTCGATAACTGCCTGCTTGCTCTCTTTGAGAGAAGTCTTGGACCCGTTATACTTAATGCCATTCGGAATCAAATACTTCTCAATGAGGTCTCTTGCCCGCAGATTTTTAACTGCATCGAAGAGCTGTTCCTTTGTCATTTCCTTACCATTAATAATTGCAGTTTTCATAAATTTCTCCTTTCATTGGTGCTAATGCACTTTTCTGTTTCTACTAACATTGTATCACACCTTTAAATGTTTGTCAACACATTTTTGAAAAAATTTTCAAAAGCCACATCCACAAAATTAACTTTGTA